ACTCTCTACCACTGGAGAGCCAGTTTGTTTGATCAAACGCACTTGGACAGGGATTACATGCAAATGCTACTTGCCAAGTAATGAGAATCCGAGTGCCAGATGTTCCAGATGTTACGGGTCTCAATTTATCACAGGCTATCACCAATTCTTCGATCCTCGTGAGTCTGATGGGCGTCTAATGGTTAGATTTGATCCAGCAGTAGATGATCTTCTTCCAACAGATAGCGGACTGGAATCGGATTTCAAGCCTACTTCTTGGACACTGGCAGTGCCAACAATCAAAGATCGTGATATTCTTGTTCGATTCGATGAGAATGATAATGAAGAGTTTCGCTACGAAGTTCTAAATGTGACTCGAAACAAGCTTCTTCTTAATCAGACCGGTGTGCAAAAGTTCGCATTGCAACGAATTAGAAAAACAGACATCATCTATCAGATCAAGGTATTCCACAATACGAGTCTCTATCCGCAAACATATCAAACGAGCATTTCATCATCAAACGGAATCCCTTCTCATAGCCATAGTTTTATATTGAACGAGAATCCAATAACTATGGCGTCTCAACTAACTGGGAAATCGGCAGGGCATAATCATGTCATATTCCTCAACAACAAAACTGGTATGATGGAGGTATCTATAGAGCTTGGACATACACATGAACTTGATTTCACAGATGGCGTTTACCAGCAAAATACGATTCTCTAAAAACCAGCATAAACCAGCATTTTCATCAGGAACACCGTATGGCCACTACCCCTCCAAATTTTACGCCCGGCGTAGGCGGACTCGCGACCTCACGATACGACTTCGAGAGCCATATTACCGGCACAGCTTTCCGCCATACCGCAGATCAAATCGATCTCCTTTCATCAATCACGATTGACGACCAGTCCTATTCAAATGTCGAAACCGTTCTATCGGCCGTAGCTACGGCTCTTGGTGGTTCATCCTCAGCACAGGTAGGATTTCTCACATGCCCCGATGGTTATGACACCTATCACGCCGCCAATAATTCCACTAATTTCGATCACACAATTCCTTCTCTTGACACCTTCCTCAATCCGCTATTTACGGCGCTAATGAGCGGATTAAATATTCCGGCAGCCTACGCGGCTCTTAAGGATGGTGGAATACTGGTAATACCATCTGGAACTTTCATCATCAAAGCCACGGTCAAAGTCCCGCCCGGTATCACACTAATGGGAATGGGCTTCGGAACTAAAATTGTCAACGCCACGGCTATCAATACCTCAGGCAATCCACCCTACAGTATCACGGGCACTCCAGCTCCACTATTCGAAATTGCTTCTGAATCATATGGACTTGTCGCTCCGAATCGCGCATACCGTCAATATACTGACGGAGCAATCGATTCCAATATGTTTATGTTCTCACGAGAGACACGCATTTGGAATATGGTGATATCAGACAACTTTGTAGAGCCAACAGTGCTTGGTGATTCGGCATATACTATTCCGCAAAATACTGGAGCAACAGTTCCACTTATCAAACAAGACAATGGTTCAAACCTATCGCTATGCAATGTGTGTCTTCAGGGAAGATTCCTAACAGTAGATAATCTTACCTCATCAGCAATCCGCCTTGATACTACGAATTCTGCTACAAACGGCACAATACTTTCCGTTGACAAGTGTTTTTTTGATGGGTTTTCGGTGCCAATTCAATGGCAATCTAACCCTGGAAGTTCCGCAACAGCTAATACTGACTTTCTATCAGTCACTAACTCAAAGCTTCGGGCATACGGATTTCTCGGTAATAACTCCTCTAATGGCGCTGATAACTGCGTCATTTCAATGAACGACAACAATGCCAACATTACCAACAACTATGTTTATGGGGATAACGATTTCATTACCTCTCTCGCATACATAAACAACCACATCACAAATACCCCAGATTTTGGGGCTCGCTCAAAAATTCTTATACAGGGCAATAATATCGAGGTAAATCGATCGAGCTATTCGGTCAATACTACCTTTTCGCCACTTGGCATCAATTCAACGAATATTCCCAGCACTGCTACATACTTTGTGGCTCTCGCTTCTGGCAATAACTTTCAGAGTCCAATACTTGTTGCGCCAACCCAAACATATACCGTGGCTCCTACTGACGAGATTATCATCGCTCCTACAGCCGCTGGTAGTGTGGTTATCAACTTGCCACCAGTGAGCACCTCACTCGGACGCAAGATTACGATCAAAGACCCTGGATATGCAACCACAATGGTCACCATCACCATCAACGCAAATGGTTCAGATACTTTCGATGGATCCGCTTCTCCTCTTGTCATAGAGAACGCCAAAGCTTCCGTTACCCTTGTCGCCTATCAGTATAATGGCGTAAATGCTTGGTTTGATATTAGCCTTGTAATCTGAGCCCACATAGCGATTATTCTCGCATACTATGTGAGGTAGATACAATGGATCTTGATAACGGTTTGCAGGCGCTTCTATCCTGGAATTTCTTCCTATTCGCTATAGGAATCGCCATACTTGTATTCATCTTCAGAACAGTTATCGAGCACATATTCCCTATGATTGTGAATAAGACGGTCTATAGTGATGTGTTTCTTCCAATATTCCCTCCTTCTCTTGGGGCATTGATTGCATTCCTCGCAACCAATTATGCATACCCAAACAATATGTCATCACTATCTGATAGGCTAATTTTTGGAGCGGTTGCCGGAGCCTTTAGCGGACTGGCATATAGGGTCGTAAAGAGCACGATTACCCAGAAAATCTCACAAGAGATCACCACAGTCACAACGACCACAAATACTCAGTATCCTTCTCCTACCACCAATACAACGGTGGTTACGGTTCCTCCCACCAATGATCCAATGCCTCTTCCTTCACCTCCACAGCCGCCAATTGTCAGCACAACTACAGTAGTAGAGGGTGGAACGAATAAACCACCAACAAGCTCTTCATAAGGAAACGATGAACGGAATCACGGCTTTCCCCACAAACATCGACAACGACACAAATTTGCCGCCGGTGTTCGATAATATAACTCAGCTTGGTGCACTCGCCATCAATGCTATTCGCAGCGCTATATTCGCTATCGAAAACAACATCGGAATCGGTGCAAATGGCTCGCAGTCATCTATTGCGGCTCGTCTCAATGTAGCATTGAATCCCGATGGCAGTCTCTCTTCAAGCGCGCTTCTTGGGCTGCTCTCTACAATCTCCATAACAAATGAGCAGGTATCTCAAACTGCCGCCATCGAAGAAAGCAAGATTGCTCTTTCCTATCCAACAGCTGCACTATACAATCTCATCGCTATTCTCGATAATTCGGTTGATCTAATCAATGGCTTTATCTCAATCACCGGAATAAAGGTAGAGCCTCATATTGCAGGAACTGCCTACAATCACAATCTAACAGCCATTCTAATTGATTCGGTTAGTGCAGAGGAATACACCAATCGTTTCCTTACCAATCGTGATACTGCCAATGCTAATACTCTCCTTCTCGATATAAATACCGATCTATCTAATCACGAGAGAGCTGATGGAACTTCACCAAATCCATCCTATCCCCTAAGCTCATTTACCACAGTCAGTGGCGAGGTGGTTCCATCAAACTATGCACATGCTGCCAGCGGCGTCTACATCAACTCCACAAACTTCTCGACGATTCCTCAGACAGAGACCAATCTACAGAATTTTGCCGATGAGGTAGACATTCTTCTTGGCAATAGCATTCAAAACCTCTTTGAGAACGGAATTATTCGTGCGAGTCGCTCAACCGTTCTCTCCGGCGATGGGTATGCTCAACCTATCGTTCCGCCTACTCCCGCTACGACTCATCTTCTTGGTATTCCGCCAAATGCTTCTCGTGCTTCAGCGCCAGTAGATGATATCACGATAGGAGATGATGTAATCACCTTCAATCCGTCAAGCGCTTCGCTTGCAACAGCAGCTTTTGATGCGGCATTTGCACAGGTAAAATCCGGTGATATTCTCACGGTAAATTATGGCAATGGAATAGCGGCGCAATTTGCAGTAGACTCGGTCAAGAGTATAATCAGTGGAGAGACACGAATCTATGCCGTTAGAATCGTTGGAAAGAATCTCTATGGCACAACAAACGCATCAGCACGAATTGATCAGTCGCTATTTCAGACTAACAAGTTTGGAGTGCTTGCTTCTTCCCGCACTGCTATCCTAAACAATAGCGGACAAAATGCTCTTGGTAATAACGAAACGCTTATTGTTTCGAGTCCAAAGGGCGCGACAGCGCTCGGTGTTGGTTTCAACGCTTCCGAATTTGATTCATCGCACTACAATCTTTATCTCACACTATATCCAACTGGTAATCCTTCTGACCAGGTCATAAACCTACCAGCTATCGATATCACGGGAAATAAAGGCTCAACGCCTGGCGCATATACACTTGCTGGTATCATTAATAGCACAAACCTTGCATTTCGTGTTCCTGGCTACAACTACAGATTCGTTGCTTTTGAATATGATGGAAATTTTGGAATTGGACTGGCTGATTCATATAACGATGCTGCCTTCTCAATTATCGGCACAAGCGTAGATGGATATGGCAATGCTCTGGTCACTTCAGGTATATTCAAGAACAATGTCGTAGATGGCTATAATGTTATCGACCCGCTTGGCTTCGGATCGAGTGCTGCTAATGTGGCAAGTCCAGCATATTCGGTATCATATGTAACACCAATCGCAGCGAGTGTAGCTCCCACACTTATTTTCTACGCCCTCCGAAAAAACTACTACTATATCAGCGGAACTGAACGAGATTCTCTCAATTCAGATCCTGACACCATCAATAACATCACAGATGTTTTCGGAGATGGCTACTATCCTGCGGTAATTTCATCCGTATCGGTTGGAACAACATCAGTTTCTACCACATACACGCTTGATTACGATTTGTCAACAAGCGGTATTGAGCTTGGAAAAACCATTGTAGTTCAGCCAGCTTTCCCAATTACTGACTCGAGATACTCATATGTTGACTATGGACGATTTGTTGTTAGTGGAATATCGTTCAGTGGTTGCGATACCAACAATCCTATCACCACACTCACCGTGTATGATGCGGTTCACGGAACCGGCAACTCTCCATATGTAACAAGCAATGGTATCCCAGTCAATATCTACTTCTCAGATGATAGCGTGAGCTTTGACGCTCAAAATGTTGCCGATGATAGTTCAGGCGGCCCATTCAAGCGATTCTTTGAGGTGTATGTCGATCAGAATGGGCACACTTTTACCCACGAAAGAGCACGGTTTCTAAATCTAACCTCAAGCCTCATAAACCTCAACTTCAACAACATATCACCGAAACTTGCTGGATATGTATCATCCTCACTGGTGGGCGTAAATATTCAGCTGAATATCACCAGTTATAGTTCGACTACTGGGGTATTCTCTGGGTATTTGAGCGCACCGGGTGGAACAAGTAATATTGGCGTCACTACGACCGGTCAACAAGGTGAGGTCGTTCGTTTCTATGATAGCACCAATATCGACTTCATCGAGGTAATTCTTCCTCTTGGCTCCTCAATTTCAAGCACACCAGCGACTCTAACGATCCAGCTTTTCCCATCACTGCAACTCAATCAGGATTTCTTCCTACTATCGACTTGTCAGCTCAATGACACAACGAAGCTCATTTCAAATCTGGTAGATCAGCGCCAATACGGAAATGTAAGCGAAAATCAGCTCAGCGATTCCGCCATCGATTTTATCAATGCATATGCGGGATATTCTGGGCAAAATGGCGTAGTTAGAGGCTTTGATTATATCGGCACAAGCGCCAATGAACTGACTTTCTCAGGAGGAATTGCTCTTGTAAATGGCTCTCTTGAGCCAATCAATAACTTTACAATCGAAATACCAATTGTGCAGGATTATAACGGAGGAACGCCAGTCAATGGTATTCTATGGGCAATCTGCATCAATAGTCTTGGTGAAGTTATTGGTATTCCTCTCACAGATTACAATTCGAGCGTGAATTCAATTGACAATCCAGGAAGGCTCCTACAGCTATATAATCCAGCCAACGCAAGCTTCTATTATGTCGATTCATCCACATTCACGACAATAGTCAACACACGAAAAGATCTCACCGTAATCTCACTCGTTGTTTCGCAAGTCACTAACTCTACAACATACACTTTCACTCAATATGATGCGCGGAAGTATATCACTGATGTGAGTGGAAACTTTCCCCTGGTATTCTCATCCGATTCATCACAGGGAAATTTCCGATCATTGTTTGCAATGATGAGTTGGGCGAAGTATAACTCATCGATTCAAACTTCTGGAATCTTACGAGGATCCATTGTTCTTTATAGTGATCCTGGTTTTATATCAGGGCTCAGTCTAACTGGAGAAGGTAATTCAGAGGTAAATGGGCAATTTACGCTTGCCGTATTGGCTTCTCTCGCAATCAATGGAACAAACTTCTCGAATGTATACTTCGAGGTATCTGGTGGAATAACCATTCAGAATGCGGTATTTACAGGATGCACATTCAATTGTTTATCGCAGCTTACCGTAGGAAGCAACACCACATTCAATAACTGCTCATTCATCTCAAATGAGGCAAATCTTGCAACTACAATCGTCATATCGCCAACGGCGCAAGACATTCAGTTCACAGGATGCAGCGCAAACTACATACCGAAAACATCAACCGGATATTCTTCTTCAAATCTAATCAATAGCGGAAATGCATTCATCTATTCTTCCGTTTCATCGCTACAAAACATATCAATCAATAACTGCACATTCACCACAAATACGGCTACCAGGTTTCCATTCATTAGTTTTGAGTATAACGACAACGATGGCTACTCATCGATGCAGCATATTCAGATCAAGAATAATCAGTTCTATAATACCTCTACAAGTGATGATAGGGCATCGGTTATTGCTTTCAATTGTCTGCTAACAAGCACTCCCCCAGCCGAAGGTCTCAAGCTTATTGATTGTCTAATAGAGGACAACTTCTGCGACAAAAACCAGATGATTTCACTCACATCAGTGAGTTCTTCAGCTATAGTCAATACTCTCATTGTAGCCGTAGGTGTTCGAATCAATAGAAATATATGCGGAACAATAGCAGTCACGCTTGGAGATGCCTATACGAGAAATTATGAGACATCGACCAATGGTATTGCAAACGGTAAACAAACTGGCGTTTCAGTCACGGGCAATACTTGCAAGCTTATCGCTTCTCTCGAAGGCACCGGACAACTTATCGATGGACTCGCATACTTCTCTATAGCAGCCACCGCTCCCACATCCCCAATTCTAATTGCTAACAATACGGCGGCTTGGATATCACACTGCTGCATTCCGGCGAGCGCAACCGCAATTGATCAAGGAAGCTCGGCAATCATTATCAACAACAACCTCCAGGCTTATGATTCGGTCGGATACCTATCATCATTCTTCTCCGGCACCGTAGCTACGACATCTGCTTATAATGCCGCAATCTCACTCTACCCACTGGTAGAATTGTCCTCAATATTCCCGACATCAATTGTAGATTCAAACAAAATATCGAGCGGAAACTACCTCAATTCATCTGCTGGTTATACCCCTTACGCATATGCTTGCGGATTAGTGACAAGTCATAGCGGTCCGATTACAAATAACATCATCAACGGAAGCATAGCAGGATCTAACTTTGGATTGATGTTCTGTAATGGTGGAGACAATGTCAATATCATCAGTGGGAATTTTCTATATCGATACTCTACAACAATTGCCTACTATATTAGTGCAAGCAGCTCGTCAATCATATCCAATAACTATTACGACCAGACAACTGTAGATGGCACAAGTGTAGCACTTGTAAATGGTGGTCAAACCACACGATCAATTGCCCAACCGCTCATATTGGGGGCGGCGACTTCAGTTAGCTATAATAGTGGACCATATCCATCTTTCAATGGGTCAGGTGGCTATGGGATATTCAATGCTACAAGAATAATCAATGGTGCGACACTTTCATCCATTACAATTACCTATGCTAACTCCACGACTGCAACAACTGCTCCCACATTCGGGCTGTATATCTACACTACTGGTGGAGTGGATGTTATTCACTATAACGCAACGGGAACCACTGGCTATTCTACAAGTAGCGTCACCATCAATATAGGTGCCATTGTAAATGATGCCTCAAACTTATACTGCATATTGGCTAATAATCCATCTACATCCTCGTCGCTAACAATATATGGAATCGTGTTCAACTACACCAATATCCTATCGACGAGCGTGAATAATCTCTAATGGCTACCAATAACTTTACCAATACTGATATCTACCGCATCAACAATGTAGTTCAGAACGCAATGACGCTCTATCCAAAAGAGCTTGTTGTTTCGACATTGAGGGACTATTTTTCGCGCGACTCTCAGTATCACTATGTCTATGATCAGTGGGGATATCCACAAACTCCCAGTCAAATCGATCTTCCTCCCGATGCTGGATATCATAACAACATAACTACCCGTCTATTCATAGGTGAGAAGTATCGTTATGATGTAGTTTTCTATCCAGGAATTTTCGTATCTAATGGCGGCTCGACCTCGGTGCCAATCTCATTCAATAGGGAGGCTACCTCGGTAAAATGGGGTCAACTCATATTTGAGGATGGATATGGGAATATTTCGACCTTTCCAACTCCAGAATACTTCATATTCGCGGGAGCCTGGGAAGGAACTATTATGCTCGATATCAAAGCACGCGATCTCCGAACAAGAGATGAGCTTGTTGATATTGTTTCTCAAGCTTTTGTCGATACTTGCTTCAACGATCTGGCAAAATCTGGACTTGTTATCAAAGCCGGGGGAGTTTCTTCAGGCGCCCCAAGTGAAATCGACGATAGAAACGACAAGCTTTTTATGCAGACCGTGACTCTTCAAGTGAGAAGCGAATGGCGAAGACATATTCCCATTCTGAATACCATAGATATCATCAATATGAGTATAGAATTCGGTCAATTAGGACCGCCAGAAAGACTTGCCCCGCCCGATTTTACCATCAATGTTCAGGAAAGCATAACGGATATGTTGGCAAATCTATGACATCAAACACTTTTACGAGCCAAAAATCTTACCACAGCAATATTCTGGCATCTAATCAGCATAACGCGAGGACCTAACCTATGAGCAACATTGAAGGCATAAATAACGCAACACCCGGAGTTTACACTAATGTCCAGACTCAAAGCACGGGCGCAAGCGTTCCTGGTGGAGTCCTTATTCCGTGCATAATCGGCGAGGGTTCTACAAATCTAACCATAGTCGCCTCCGCGCTTGGAGGTGGGCAGGACGGATTGAATTCCAGCTTTACCAGCACCACAGGAGCCGTGGGTCGCTTCTTCAATATCTCCCAAGCTCCCCTCGTGTCAAATAGAACCCAGCTTTTCAAGAACGGAGTCACTCTTGTAGGACTTGAACAAGCAATCCCTTCCAGTGGCGTCTTCAGCAATAGCTACGACTACTGCCTCGACCCTACCACAGGCAATATCGAGCTTCAGGCAGCCTACATTATCAATCAAGGCGGGTCATACTACACGACCGGTGCCACAAATATAGGTAAAGGTTCAATCCAAAATCTTCAGCTTGTTGATGTGAACGCTCCACAGGAAACTTGGACAATCAAGTGTGTCTCGGTTCAGCGAAACAATATCAATCAGCCAATTGCAATGACCGCTTCTTTTACGGCATTCGGTTCCGTTTCCGGTAATCTCCTCGATGGTTATGGAAACTCGGTCGTTTGGGTCGCTAACAATGTCGTTGTATCAAACTCTATTCTAAGCTTTTCTATTCTCGAGACCAGTGTTTTCAATCCTGGAGATTACTTCACAATCGAAGTTTACAGCGGAGTTCTCAGCAAGGGTGATAGTCTCACGGCCACTTTCATTCCGGTCGCCAATATCAACAACCCTACATATGTGCAGAATATGGCTGCTCTCACTGCGATTTCTGGTCCAGTTAGTCTCACCAATGTTCTCTCTCTCGGTGGGCAGCTCGCTTTCGCTAACGATACGCCAGGTGTGCTTGCGGTTCAGGCAGCACCTCCGCTTCCACGACGCACCTCATACGAGCTTGTCTCGAATTTCCCAGCGACGAGCACCAATGTCAATGACTTCGTGATTCCATTCGCGCTCGGTGTTCAGCCAGCCACAAACCAGTCGATTCACTTCTTCGTCACTAATCCAAATACGCTTGTTGAAACGCAAATCCTGCCAAATCTCTTCCCATTCTATACTCTTGGAACGGCGGGAAAGCCAACGATTAGCGAATTCGTGTTTGATAACGCTATTGCTCCCAGCGGAAACTCATTCTCATACTCGGTAGTTCAGGAAATTGAGACGATAAACTTTGGACAAGATGGTTATATCGATCGAATTTTCAACTCATCGGTCGATGGATACTTTAGCAGTGCAAGTGTTGGATCTTTCAACTCCAACTATCTTGGCAAACAGGTTCAGATTATCGATTCAGACTATAATGTGGATATCGGAACATTCCCGGTAATTGGAGTCACGGGTGGAGTTCTTCAAATTACCGCGCTCAACCCAAACTATGTTGCTCCTCCTTCTCCTGGCAACAGTCCAATACTATTCTCTGACTTCATTACTGATACAAGTGTGCACTTTCAACTGATTGATTCGGTTTTCGGTGAGCTTGTAGCAGGAACGGCAGGGACAGACGGGACTATTACAGGCACGGCATACACAGCAACTGGACCCTTTTCCAGTGCAAGCATCAACTTTGCTAGCTTCAACCCAGTCCTTAACAATTACAAACTACAGATTTTGAGTTCAGCTGATGCGAGCAATCTTGGCATTTTCGACATTATAGCGGTCTCTGGTCATACTATCACGGTTGCTAAAGCATTCACAAGTGATAATAACCTGAAATTTGAAGTGCAAGATCCCACAATGGAAAGCTTCTATCTTGTGGTCAATCACAATGTTATTCCAACGGGCAATAGCCTTCGAGTAACCGTGGTGGACGAGGGAGATGCCAGTTTCTTCGATGCCGGGTGGGAAACCGTATTGAGTGTGCTTGAAACACAAACCCTCAATATTCTCGTGCCTCTACCACTACAGACAATCTCGGTCATTTTCGAGAATGCAGTCAATCACTGCATATCTATGAGTGATATCAGAAATCGTAAAGAGCGAGTGGCTTTTATCGGTGCGATCAATGGACTAACTCCGGCTAACTTGACGGGACAATCATTGGCTGCGGTAGAGAGCCTCGGAATCCTGGAAGGTATTCAAGGTAATACTCCGGCCGAAGTTTTGGCAGGAGATACGGAAGATCTGCTCAATTACTCGGTGGCAAATGCATACGGAAACACATATCGCTGCGTCTATTTCTTCCCTGACCAGATTGTGGTTCAAGTAGGATCTGATAATCAGACACTGGACGGATTCTATATCGCAGCAGCTGCGGCTGGTTATGTAGCAGGCGTGCCGAATGTGGCGGTGCCTCTAACGAACAAGGTTTTGAGTGGATTTTCAATCTTGAATACTCGTCAGTTTAGCCCAACCGTTTATCAGAATTTGGCCGCTGCTGGCGTGACAAGTCTAATGCCGGTCAGCGGTGGTGGGCTTGTGGTGTGGGGATTGACAACTACTCAGAGCGGGGCTCCTGAGGAGCAAGAGATTTCGATCGTGTTCATTCGCGACACGATTGCTCAATCGTTTAGATCGGGCTTGTCGGGCTTTATTGGGCAGCCTGGATATCCGAATGTGATAACCAATATGAGCGCCAAAGCCTTAGCATTGCTAAAGAGCTTTATCTCTCAAGGACTGATAACGAATTTCGCGAACCTAAACATTGTGCAGGATGCGGTTGATCCAAGACAGTACGATATTAGCGTAGCTGTCCAACCTGTTTACCCGATTAACTGGATACTTGTAAATGTGGGTGTTGGCGTTATTGGTAGCTAATTAGAGATTGATGATTATAGATTTCAACTGGAGAATGTAAATGGCCGGATTACTAACATCACAGACAGGTAGCATTATCAACAATGCAGCTGGTAATACAGTAGATAGGACAGGAACTTCTCTATCTACGAATATCATCATTCAGGTAAATGGAACTCCTATTGGAGCTATACAGTCGTTGAGTATTACTGAAGCCCGACCAATTCAGATGATAGCTGAGTTGGGGTTCGATGGATTTATAGATAGCACACCAGTTAGTGCACTTAAAGTCACTGGCAGTTGTAGTCGTATTAGATACGACCTTCTAACTATTACAGAAGCATTTAGTCGCGACTTCCTTCACGCAGGGTCTCAGCGTATTCCATTCGATATCGTTATTCTTGATCAGACAGCTGGAGATGACGCTAATACAGTTATCACAACTATCCAAAATGTGTGGATCAGCCAAATAGGATACTCATATAAGGCTGATAACTATACAATCGTAGATGATATGAGCTGGGAAGCCGAGACAATCTTCAGCACACTTACAAGTGGAGCAAGTGCTGCTTCTTCAGGTCCACGTGGATTCAGCCTTCAACAGAACTCGGTGGAAAGTCTTACAGATCAAGGCGCCTATCGAGGCGCATTAACAGCGCCTGGTGTAATCAACGCAGTTTTCGAGTAATTCATCGTTTTTTTTCGGCTTGCTTATTAGCGAAAGTTTTCTATAGAGACTCGGAGGTTTTCTTCCGGGTCTCTTCAGATTTTATGATCTCTTGCCAAGAAAACCACCACGCTTGTCGTGGTGGATGAATTGGCGACCGAGATTAATGTGATTGTTGATCTTCAATATATTTCTTAACAGTATCTTCCGAGACATGCCCTACAGCACCATAATAGGTGCTTCTTGACCAGAGACCACTTCCCCAGAACTTTTTCTGCCAGTATTTTCTTTAATTCTATTTCCACCGCATCCACAATGACCTTATGTCGGTATTTTGTGCAGAATATAATATGGTAGGCAATTTCGTGTTGGCAATGGTTTTCGTTATATGTTTGCCAAGAATATTCGCAATAACCTCATCTGTGCTGCGGTCAAACCGAAGGCACAGCAGGCTATATGTCAATTAGCCGAATGCATCGAGAAGTCTTCAGATGCAAGCCACCAGCCTTGTGCTGGTGGTAATTGACTCGCTACTCATTGTTAACCCCTATCTGCTCATATTTCCGCATCCAATTGCAAGACATTCCTTTTTCTCTCGCGTTATATCTCTATTGCAAGACCATTCCAACATTATACAAGGCACTCAAATTATGGCTACTTTTACCAGCTCTTCCTTCAATAAGACCGTTCCAAACCCTCAGATGCGTGAATTCAATGTTGGAGCCCCAGAGGGTGAAGTAGAGCAATTCGCCGCTTCCCAAGCTCCGACTCAGCCACCACAGTCGCCTTCCGATATCGAGGCATCTATACGCCAAGCACGAGCCGCTAAAGCACAAGAAATCGCTCACGGTCCGCGTATCAATCCCGATGCCAAGAAACGAATCGAAATCCTTGCCAACATTGGTCGAATGACTCGTGATGTTAAGCTCGGAGACCATACTTTCACTCTCCGCACCCTGAAAGCTTTCGAAGCTCGCGAGGCTTCTATCGCCACTTTCTCGGTGGTAGAAACTCAACTCGAAGCTTCCTACGAAGCCCGTCGCCAGCAGCTTGCTCGCTCAATCTCTCACATTGATGGACACCCAATATCAGATGTCATTGGAACTGAGGATATCAATGGAAAGCTCTCTTGGATTGATGAAAATCTGGAAGACATCGTTGTCAACAAGCTATTCAATGAGTTCAATGCACTCAAAGCAGAAGCTCAAAGCAAATACGGCATAAACACAAACGAACAAGCAAAGGAGGTCGCCGCCGAGCTAAAAAAATAGTCAAGGAGCCAGACCATAGATTTCTATGGTTCTTGTGTAAGACCTTTCAGAAGCTCCCTGATGACCCCGAGATAGAAGAAATGGATCCTATTATGAAAGCATGGATGTTCCATAATTGGGTAGAAGATTACGCTGATGAGTATAAGTTGCTCGAAAATCAAGGCTATCTTGTAGGGTCGTTTATAAACCCAGAAGCGGTGAAAAAGATGCTTGGAGTTGGGATAGACCAACGCAGCTCTACAGAAGAAGAGGCAGATGATTTGATTAGAAGAATTGCAGAAAGCAACAAGCAAAACAGAGAAGAGGCGGCCCGCAAAGAAAAAGGCGGAACTGGCAAGAAGAAACGCAAACGGAAGATAACGGAATAACACCTATATGGCCATTGATAATGTCGATACTACAAGCTTAGACAACGCTACAAAGAGCGCCACTCTTTTCCAATCAGCGATGAGTCTTGTGGGTGGCACAATCCAAAATGTGATGAGTTCAATGGGTGAATTTGGAGCCGAGGCCGCCGGAGGAGCTGATAGAGCGACCGCTGCCACCAATAAATACACGAGCGCTATTCAAAGTATGATTAGCTCTATGTCCAATATAGACAACAAAAGCTTTATAGACATAATGAATGGCGCCAATCAGGCTACATTGGGAGTTGATAGCTTGTCAAAGAAGCTATTACAAGTAGGAACGGTAGCAATCAAAACGGATGTCTTTGATGACTTCAAAGATAGCACCGCGGCTGGCATCAACGCTATAGATACTCATATTGGGGATTTAGATGCGGCAATGAAAAAGCTTGGTATTCCAGATGCAGCAATGGCTGGAATAAATAACTTCCTTTCAAATGCAGGAGCGGCCGAAAGAATGACTAACTCATTCATAGGACTTGCAGCATCAACAGGAGATCTCAATTCCCTATTCGATGACAATAGGCTCAAGCTAAAAGATCTTAGTTCGATGACTGCTACATTTACTGACTTTGTCAATAAATCTGCCGATGCTAACAGTATGGATAGCAAAGAAGTTTTCGGGTATGCCGCCGCACTTGGAACAATACCAGGATTTATGAAGAGCATTATAACATCAGGAGATGGCGCAACTAACCAAACATCTGGTTTATCGACTGCAATGAAACTAATGAGCGGTTCTGGCGAAAGCATGAGTATAGTGACCGAGGAATTGACTAAAGGTTTTGAAGACTTGGCGAATGCAAACGGTAAACTCACCAGTCAGCAATCAGCTCAAAAAAGCGCTGAGTTTTTCGCTACGATCTCTAATTCAGCACAGACTCTTGGACTTAGGTTTGCCGATGTCAAGAAAGTAATGGATGATGTGGCGCAGACATTCAAATACACGGGTGATAACACGGCAGCCGCCGCAACTATTCTCGGACGCTATAGTGGAGCCTTGCAAAGCACGGGTCTCACGAGTCAAGCTGCGGCGGAATTGACCGGAGATATGATAAAGCAGGTATCTGGACTCACGGTAGCTCAGAAAGCCTACATATCATCTCAATCAGGAGGACCAGGAGGATTGCAGGGTGCTTTCAAACTCGAAGAAATGATGCGTGAAGGAAAAACTGACCAGGTAATGGAGATGACTGAGAAGGTTATGCGCCAGAAGATGGGCGGTAATATTGTGAGTCTCAAAGATGCTGCGAATGACCCAGCAGCAGCCGCCCAGTTTATGAAACAGCGCACGATGCTTCAAAGTGGTATTTTTGGTATCGGCAAAGGCTCAACCGATGAGCAAGCAACTCACATCTTGGAAGCTCTCAAAAATAAAGACACAAAATCATTTGCTGAGATGAGCGGAAGCAAAGGACTTGAATCGGTAATGAATAAGGGTAATGAAATCCAAAATGAGAACAGTAATATGTTCAAGAGCATGACTCAATCACTACAACAAATAGCAACGGCTACCGCTCTCTCGGCTGGTATGGATATCAAAGACCTCGCTGGTAATAATAGTCCATTGAAAGACCTCAATGAGCAGCGGGCTGATAACGCTGGATTAATGTCTCGTGGTCAAGCAGAGTCTCTTGCTGCTGGTAAAACATTCAATGCAAGCAACCAAGTCGGTGCAATGGGTGCAGGCGCAATGGCTGGAACAGCCGTGACGGGAGGGCTCCTTGCTAAAGGAATGAAAGATGCCGCAATGAATGCCATAAAGCCCGATATCAATGAAACTCTCCAGAAGTCAATGGCTTCTCATCCAATGCCTGGCAATAAGCTAATGGGTAATCATTCTGCAACAACCTCTCCTGGAAACGCGGCACACAAAGACGCTATGATAAACCACGGTGTTCAAAATGTGAACCTACATATTACCGTGACAACTCCTGATGGTCTCGAAGTAGTTGCCAAATCTACCTCATCGAATGTCAAGACAACAATATCCAACTACAATAACCTTGCCAAAACTCCTGGTATGGTTCCGAGAGGCAACTAAAAATGGGACTCCTAAACGCAGCAGTTCAAGCAGGAAATGCCGTGGCCAATACTCTTGGCACAGCAGCTCAAGCTCTTGGTGTCGCCCCAATCTCTAATGCATCGGGTTCAGGACTCCCATCGAGTAATGTTCCAAGTCAGCTTACAGGCACAGTCACTCGCAACATTATGCACTGGTTTGTTCCACAAGTCGGTGTCATCAATATGTATATCAATCCGCAAAGCGTCAAATATAGCACCTCAAAAATCATCAACAAAGAGCTTACCAAAGGTGGATTCGTAATCCAATACTGGGGCGAAGAGCTGATGACCCTATCTATCAACGGACATACCGGTAGTTCTGGCATTGAAGGACTCAATGTGCTCTATGAGATATACCGATCTGAACAGTATACATTCGATCCAATCGGACTCACACTTGCCGCTGAAAACTCAATCAGTGGCGTGGGAGACGCGGTCAATAGTGCTCTTGGAAATCTCAATGGACTGAATACATCAGTAGTCAATGCTACCGCGGGACTTCTCGGGCTAAATCCAGCCAGTCAAAATATCTTGCCACAGAATATACCAACGCTTGCCTCATTGGCCCTTGGAATAGAGTTATACTATACGGGCTGGGTTTTCCGAGGATACTTCAACTCATTTTCGTTCACAGAAAGTGCTGAGCGACTTGGGCTTTTCGACTACGATATTCAATTCACAGTCACGCAGCGCCGAGGCTACCGAACAAACGAATTCGGCTGGCAACATAGTGCAATCGATGGTCCAAGCAACAATAGTCCAGGCGGGCCACCTCTCACTTTTACGGGCGCGACTCTCGGTAATCAGTAAGAAATAAGCATACGACAATGACGACAGACGATACACTAACCGGCCTTGGAGAAATGCTTGCCCAGCAATATAATGTGGGTGGCAGCAAAGATGTCGCGATCAATATAGCTCAAACTGGCACAAACTTGCAGTATGGATCATTGGGGGGTCTGGCAAGCTCATTTGATCAGACCACCGCTCAACGAAGCTACTATGAGCAAGGATCTCGTCGTCCGAACTTTTTTGCGCCTAAGCCAGATATTCTCAATGTGCTAATGCAAGATCCTGACATAACAGTCCTTGTAAAGAAGCGTGCATTTACCTCCCTTGCTGACAACTATCGTCCAGATCTAATGGATGCTCAGGATAAGCTCTTTTACAAGGCTACTAAAGTTCTCTTTCAGAACAAGTGTAAACAGATTTCAAACTACGAGAAGCTGGCAAAAATTGCCCAGATTTCATCCGCTATTGGTGGCGTAGATGAAAGTCTTCTTGGAATGATATTCAGTTTGACTGATAATATCAATTCACTCCCATCAGCATTTGGACAGGCAGATTTACAGACACCAATCAACAATTCTCTCTCTCAATTCACCAGTATCGTCAATCGTGTTCGAGAAGTCGTTGCGATGTCGCAGGACAATCTCACAACATCTTGGATCACAAACATTCCAAACAGCTTTCGTTCGACCTTTGGAGAAGGAACGGGTGTTATTGAGCTAACGACTTGCAAGAGCGTCAAAACTACGACATCAATTCATCTCAATGAGGGATCATTTACTCTATCACTAATCGATCCATATCAGCTGATGCGTATCACTGGCAATGATATCGACCAGGCTCTCTATGATTCTACAAACATACTATACCAGAATCAGTTTGTGCAGCTTGGAGTTCAATCGCTCAATCAATTAATTTCCGATAGAAAGCAAGAGCTGAATATTTCACGCAATAGTCGAGGCGCTTCTACAATTTCATTCATCGTTGAGCCATATGCTTATCTTGGTAAACAAGTCCAAGCCGTTATAGAAAGTATCGGCTATCAGATTCAGTTCAATGGAAATGCTACAAGCGTTTCGATTGATCCTTCTGCGTTGGAAGGCAGTATCGCCCTCGGTAATGAAGGATTGAGTAGTTCAGAAGTAGGATTATTCACAGCCATTGTCGAAAGTCTTTATACGCAGATGACGATTGCTTCAAGTTCAAACAATACATCACATCAAAGCAATGCTAATCTCAAGTATGTCCGAAACAAAATGCGTCTTCACTACAACGGAAAACTCATTATTCAGGCGATGGATGTGGTCAATATCTATATGCGTTCTCAGACTCGTCAGGACACGACGCTTACTGCTGGATTACAAAGCTCGTTTTCAGGCGTCACTTGGATGCAAAGCGCTCAAGCGCAAGTCAATAATCTCGCCGAGTATTTCAACTCTGAAAATAGCTCATCAGTTGAAAAAGCCTACTTCGTAGGAAGTGATTTTCCGAACTGGATTTGGAACGCAATGCGTAATCAATTTATCTCGGTAGATAAAGGATGTCATGTATTTGCAGGAATTGTCAATGAGGCCACATCTAACTACAGTGGTGGATTCAACAGTATTGAGGTGAATGGCACTGACAATGCTGGGTATTTTGACTACGGAATTGTCAATCTAAAGCCCTCGGTCGATGTTTACAACGGAGCACTATACGATCCGCTGACTCCATTTGATATCAAGTTTGACTCAACAACCGGTGTTCAGATGAATAGTGTCCCACCGCTTTTGCCCGAGAACAAAGGGATTTTCCAATCAGCATTCGTGAAAAACCGAAGTGGAATACTCGCGGGTCTTGTTCCTACCGAAGCCGATTATCTCAATCAAGACTTTCAGCAAGTTCAAAGCACTAATGTCAATAGGGTTTTCTACGATCCGGATGGTTTCGTTTATCGATGGAAGGAGGGTATTGGAACGCTTGTTCTTTTTGGCGATGACTATGTCGAGCAAGATGTAAATCAACCCTCCCCCGCTATCACATCAACTCCGTATGCAGGGCAAGATGTCGTCAATGTTTTGTCCCTTCTCATTACTGGTCAGCCATACAACTATGCGACCTTCTACAAGGCTGCCACTGAATTCGGTGGTCAGGCTCGAGATCAGACTACAGGGCAAGACGCAGCGAATTCCTACTTTCGAGGACTTGAGACAAGCCTAAAGAGTCGCAACTTTCTTTACGGAAACTTCGTGCCATTCAAGAAGCTTACGATTGATGAGAAGAGCTATGCCGGTATGCTTAGCAATCAACTTTCAGCAAGCAACTTCAATGATCAGCTGAATCAACTTCTACAAGAAAGAGCAGATGCGGCAAATCAAATCGCTTCTCTCACCGGAAATCAATCAGGAACAGCTGGTAATTCATCAGATGTTTCAATAGCAGTTAGCCTTGCACAGCAAACTCTCACAAATCTTGATGCTCGAATAGCTGAGCAAATCACCAACATAACAACCGCCCTAAACAAAATCAATGCACCCGTTAGTATCTACGGCAACGACATTTCATTTGCTTATAGCCCATCGCTATCAACTCTTGGTAGCCAAACTGCCGCAAATCCAATTGCTCGAAGAAATCTTCGAAGAGAACTTGCTTTTCTTACCCGTAGGCTTATATACAAGGTCAGAGCCAATGAGGACATCAATCTTGTTATCGTAGATGACGCATACGACAAAGATTCCGATATTCAAGCTTTTGAGAAGTCGTTTAGCAATATGTCTCTCTTCGAAAGCGACTATGTTACAATCAAAGATCAGATCAAAACAGTTGCAGCAATTCTCGAACTCGAAGTTTTTTCCAATAGTCAAGGTCATATAGAAATTCGTAATCCTCAGTATAACAGAACTCCGAGTAGCGTGTTCTACAATATGCTACGACTAAAGAATGAAACTGGTGTTCAGGTTTTCCCACAGTTCCTCGAAGATCTCTATGCAAACCAAGTAGACACACTTCTTACCAGCATCGGAACTCTCGAAGATGAGATTCGTCTCTTTTGTCTGGCAGCCGGATATGTAGATGATGCAAGTTGTGTTGGATTCATTAGTAGCACTGGCGGAACTCTCCAAGTTCCAAATACAGGTAATAATAGCACTATCTTTAGCTTCTTGTCTAATGAGGCAAGCGGAAAAGTATCAGGACAAGATCTTCGATACATAATGCAGACATCAAATCCTGATGCGGTATTAGATTCCGTAAATAATGCTCTCAATGGCGATGCTACTGGAACATCTCTTGCCAATCAAAGCAATCTCAAGAATACTTTTGATGTTGGTCGAGTCGCTTGGCTTCTACAGACTAATTTTCCTTCTACAACTACATCTAATTACAAGGGACAGTTTGAACAACTTCCGACAATTGCCTTGCAGGCCTCAAGTCAGAATCGCTACCAAACCATTCTAACTCGCCTTCAAGCAACGACAGGTGAACCCTTCGATATCACCCAACTTCTTGGAAGTGCCACTGCAATCCCACCCGTTCCGCCAATATCCAGCAGCAATCTTCTACTCATTCTAAACGGTATCTCTCAGAAGGTAGCAGCTCGTCAGACAGCAATCAAGAGCGCAGCCAATGCTCTCAAAAACCTGCAAGAAAGCATTACACTCGATACTCAGAATAACAACACAACGAATAACATACTTGCGCCAAATCTCAATAACTCAAAGACTATCCCACAAATGTTCGAGCATATGATTGAGGATGAGTCATATGATGATCTCGGTCCTGGAAGTGGCGCTCGCTATGTTATCAACAATGTCAACATCAAGAGTATGAGCATCACCGAGCGCCGCCCAAACTATACATCGGTCTATGTCACGGGAAACTATGGAGATCAGTTTCTAAATACGCAGGTGCCACAAGAACTTACCATATTTCAGAATGGAAATGCCCTCACAACAGCAGGTGCGGTCGATTATGACCTATGGCGTCAGTATGGAATCTCGCTTCCAACACAGGTCAAAGCGCCTTTTCTGAGTGATCCACAAACGCAGCTTGCCCCATATGCGGTGTCTCTTCTAAACAAGGAACGAAAAACCATTCTATCTGGTAATCTCACGATCGTAGGAAATGAGTATCAACAACCAGGCGAAGTCATCTATATTGAACATCTCGATCAGCTCTTCTATGTCGAAAGCGTTAGTCAAGACTTCACATTTGGCAGTGGCTTCACGACATCAATCAAAGTATGCTACGGCCATAGCCCTGGTGAGTATATTCCAACACCGTATGATGTCATTGGAAAGCTTCTCTACAAGAACAAGGACATTACGAACTATGTTCATCACAAGCAAGGCAACTCATTCAACCAGGAGCACATAGGCACGATCGTTGGGAATACTAACCCACAGACCATAGATCCAAGCGAAGCTCTCGGAGATATCACCGGTGGTGAATACTCTACAAGCAATACTGATACACTTAGCAAAATCTTTCAGCAAGCTCCTGGTGCTCTATCATCCGCAAGTGGAAACTATCTTCCAGTGCTTGAATTACGGGTCTTTTTCAATTCAGAGCAATCACCATTCACAAACGCCAATTCTTATGCTATCGCTCTCGCCAATGCCGTTTATCAGTATCTAATCGGTGGAAATGGAACAACTACAAATCCAAATCCTACATCTCAAACCCAAAACAATCCGAAATCTCTCGCTCAATTCGTTCAGACCAACCAACAGCGTCAGATCCTTGTAAAGGCGATAGATTCATCTTCCAAGATTGCAGGAGAATTTCGCTATCCATCCGGTAAAGCATTCTACTATGCTCGTGATGGTCTCGGCAAGACTGGAAGCGGTGGAAGCACAAATACTATTTCAGCAATACCAAGTATACAAAGCCAGCAAAACAATCAAACTACACAATCTGCCACAACTGCCGCACAAAGCCAACAGCAACAGCTAATAGACCAGGTGATATATACCTCTATTGTGGATTGTTGGATAGTATACACAAACACCGCTAATCCCCAAGGAGCTACCTAAAACAAATGATGCGGGATAATAGGGGAGTTGCCGATCATGTAATGCAGAGACCTTCTGGTTTTCTGCGTGTGGCATCTATTGATCATGTGGATTTGAGCCTCAAGATAGCTTATGTCAAGATCAAGGATTCGCCAATTGGTCAGGCTCAAATTGTTCCGGCACAACTTCCCATCTCATATTTCTCGTCAGGAGGCGGTTTTATTGGTGGAAAGCCCGCGGGTGGAACGCCGGTTCTCGTGGCGCAAGCGGAAGGAGGAGCGAACTACTTTATCGTTTCGTTCCTTGCTCAAGATCCCTCGGCCAAGAATACAACTACACCGACACAGATAATTCTACCCTCTCTCACTGACGATCAGATAATTATTCAGGCAAATACCAATGAGTCTATTATACTCGATGACAATGGTATAACAATTGGTGACTACAATGATTCGTTTGTTTTCGACACTAATCGTGGTGTGCTTATCAATACCTTCAACAACAACTACACGCTCTCTGAAGCAGGTAGAATGGTCGAGGGCACGGTAGGAAGAGACAGAGTTCCATCCACCATATTCTCAAAGTCATTGAGAGCAACAGATGCCTCCTATGATGATGTGCTGAAAGAAGTTGGAATGGATCCCATTGCGACAACAAGCCTATCTAATGCGGGTTCATCGGTTAGAAACCCGGCTCGCATTGAAAAACACGAGACGGTATTTGAATATGAGCAAACAGCATATGTTAGAAGCAACGATCAGGAACTTCAGGCATATAACCCAAACTCACAAAGTAATGTGTCTTCTACTCTTCCATACTTTATCAATCGACGAGAAGGAAGAGCTGACGCGCTGAGTCTAAGCCTCGTTTCTCCAAACTACCTTATGGAGAGTATAAAGGGAACAGTCATTGATATCTTCGGCAACATCGTAGACATCAATAGGAGCGTGATTCCCATCGGCACAAATGCCGAGCTATCGGTTGCCAATATCAAATCAACTGCTAACCAAGATACATTCCACAATGTCTATGAGCAGATAAAACGCTTTGAGCGCAAAAGTCTTGCTTACCATTTTGAGGTAAATGCTCGCAAGGAAACCAATGGTAGCGGTGTTCCCGATGTCAACAATCTAAACAACTATGCACGGCTTCGTAGCCGATTTCACTTCGATATCGATAAAGAAGGGCAATTCAAACTCAATGTTCCCGCGAGCAGTGAACAGGGTAATATTCCTCTCCTTACACGCTATGAGAACTATTCAACGGTGAATCTCGACCCAGCTACTAAAGACCCAAATGCGCTACTTTTCAATAGTGATAATACAGACATTCTAATCGAATCATTCACGAATGCCTCGCCGATCAGTCTCATAGATGACCTTGGTGGATCATCGGGACCAATTGATCGTATTACATCAGCTAACATTGGTCTCGGCACCGCGTATCACAATATCGCTCAGACCTGCATAACATTCCAGACTGGCACTGAATATGTTCCGCCAGAGTATGTTCCGATCACAAGTCTCGCTAATGGTCTAATATCGCCTCTTCCATATGTAGTTAGCAGCACTATCACTACAGCCGGTCCTAATGCCAATGGCGGAGGACGAAGTGGACAGATGAATTTTGATGGATCGATTGAGATAAATATCGGGGCAAACACTATTGATCGTCAAAGTCTCTGGCTCGATACACAAGGAGGAATTGTTGCGGCAGTGGGAAGAGACCTGCAAAACATAAGTTTAGCTGGGAAATTCGATGGTCAGGTGTTGCTTGAGATAGGCGGAAGCACAGTGCCTTCTGAGCAACCTGGTCCAAATGGAATAACCCGCTTCGCGAATTCCCCGCTGGGCGCAAATACGGGACTAATTGCGGGAGTTTTCGATATCCGTGTCTATGATGGGTTAGGAGCGCTGACCGTTATTCGAGTAGATCAGACAGGGCTTACAATATCAACTCCTGGCGGAATTGTTTGTTCGGCTAATGGTCATGTAATGCTGCACTCAAATTCTGATATGTATCTCGAGGCAGAAAACCTCTATTTACAAGGTAGAGAAGTCGTGAAAGACAACTTCAAGGGGCAAATCTAATGTTCACTCTGGTATATAGAAGATAGCATATGTGTCCCTGCCAACCACTTAATGAGTCAAACTTTCATCCTCCGGCGCCACCCGCTGGAACGACTGGTTTTGCTCCCACGCTCCCTAACCTAAATATCCAAAATCCGCCAATTGCCCTGCCGGATTTGACTGGGTTATTCAATACTCTGAGCCTGATTCTGCCATCAGGAGGACTAAAGCCAAATCTCGACGCAGATGTGGCTAACAAGCCATTTAGTGCATTCTTATCTCTTTTAGAGCAGTGTATGCCTTTTTTGATGCTATACAAGTTCTTCTTGCCGGTGCTCAATCTAATTCTTTGTATCATCGAAGTTCTATGTGCAATTCCAAACCCATTCAAACTCCCTCGCGCTCTTTCACGACTTTTCAGAGTCTGCCTACCTGAATTTGTTTCGCTATTTCCGTTCCTTGCTCTCATTGTCATCGTCACAACACTGCTTCTTCTTGTTCTTGCTCTTATAGAGTATGTTATTCAGCGCATCGACAATATCATCCAGATAATAATTCAGAACATAAAGATACTCTCACTTGCAGTAAAAAGACTTGATAACAACACTATCATAGCCATTACCCGCAAGATAGGAGACCTGCTTTGCTTGCTTCAGGATTTGTTTGTAGTCTTTGGAATCATTCTACTCATAGTAGAATTGATCAAGGGAATGATTGGTCAGAGTTTCGATATTCCACCGTGTTCATCATCCGATGGTAGTGCGGATGGATGCTGCACGAGCGATGTATGTCCTGCATTCATCAAAAACAATGCAACCAATGGTATTACGAGTAGCACTGGCTTCTTTCAATACTACCCACAAGTAGGACTCTCGGTATCACTACCCAGTGGATTCCCAAGTGAATTCCAAGCATTATTCGCGGGGTTGTCCGCGGTTCGTCAAGAGAGTTGGCAATTCTATGACCCAAATCTTGTTCAGGATCAGCAGTTTTACAACATCACTCACGCTTTCGATCTGCCTGCCGGAAATAATACGGTGTTTTTCCCAAGCGGAGCTACCTATAATGATACAACCGACCCGACCAATGTTCCCTACACAATCAATTTTCGTCTCTTCTACAATCCACAAGAACTTGGTCTAACAACCTATGGAGAGCCACGCTATATTCGCATCACTAACGCAATCGTCAAAGCTCCGCCAACTAAAGGTGTTCTCTCCTACGATGGCAAGACATATACAGCACCATTTGATGGAACGCTTAATCTTGTAGGTGGATACATTACCGAAGATGACGGAACGACACCGATCGTGGATTCAAATGGAAATAAAGCCACCATCGATGAGGTATTTCATTCTTCCCCAATATACATATCAAGTGGTGAGACTCCTCCAAATATTGGTGTGTTATATTCAGACATAACCTATACATTCAATATCAATCCTGGTGCACTACTACCATTGATTACCATCGGATGTATGCCAACGATTGCCGTAAACAGAGACTTCATCAATACAACTCTCGGTGGACTCTTCAATTCGACCGGTGTAAATCTTGCGAATGCTCTCGCTACTTCTCCACTGCCCGATGTCGCCACGGCTCAAGCTTGTATTGCGGATAATGTCGCAAACTTTCGAGAGAATATGTCGATTGAAACGGCTAATAACCTTCAGACCAACATTATGGCTTGTCTCACGACTCTACAAAATCAGACTACTGCTTGTTTGACCGGTGTAATTGGGGCAGGATACAACCAGTATCAGAGTTCTTTTGAACTTGATACAACAATTCAATTCACAACTCGTCCCATTATCATTACAGCCACCATAAACGAAAACTCGGGACAGAATACTTCTACAGGAATTCCTGCAAGTGTCGGAGAATCAATAGCCTCGAACCTTCAAGCGGTAGTCTCTCTTGGTGAAGTATCTCAATTCACATATGATGGGTATAGCGCATATACAGCCACAATCTCCAGCACAGTCGCTGGAAATGGAACGGTCAAAGTAGCCTTCAACAACACCTACATCAGCACGCTGAACAATCCGGTCTCCATTGATGAGATGCCCTCAATTGCTATCGACTTACTAAACTACACATTCGTTGAGGCACCCGCAGTCGCGACTGGCGAGCCACGACGAGACCCGGCCGATATCGCTCGGGACAACGGAGGATGATAAATGGCCGGTAATGTAGGCACTCTTGATCCCGCCGCTGCGGCAGCAATCCATTCGGGACCAATTCCGCATCAGCCGCAATTCTATGATGATCAAGACAATCTCAATGTAGATATAGGTGAGTTATATACAACACTCATTACACCCATTGATCAGATTCGTAGCTATCTTGGGCAAAATCCACAAGAGTCTCGCATCAATGCATTCTATAGAATGACCGGATTGCCCATTGTTGCCACTGATGGAAGTGGGCAGTATTATAGCCCAGGATACGACCCTAACCTAAATCTCGATGTTATCTCACAGTCCAAGTATACCAACATAGCCAACATTATCATCGCGAATACCAATTTCACATCTACCCAATTAGATGTTAGGGAAAACAATACCCAGAAATACTACCTACCAATATTCGCGGCTCAAACTCTCAATGCTATTGCTCTTGCAATAGGATCGGTATTTGTTCGTTCATTCGAAAAACAGCTCACAGATGGTATCGTATTTCCAGCAATTGATAAAGGGCAGGAACAAAACATTGATGATCGTGTGAACTATATTACAGCTTTCTATAGTGATGAGATTGCACAGATCAATGGCGGGGATGTTGCGACTCTAATGCGTTCAAAGCACTATCTTCGCCCGTTTATTGTCGATCCTCGTATAGCCTCAAATGTCATTCCTACGAAGAATAACATATGCGCACCTTTTCTCTACGATAAAACGCAAACCAAAATCATCGACAATCCAAATGGCGGGTCTACCTATCTTCGCAGACCATATATTGAACGGGTTATAACTACTCGGCTTAGCAACTCTCTCAATTCAAACAACCCTACTAATAATCAAGCCGCAAGTCAATCATTCCTAAATGCTCTATCTTCTAACATTCAGAGCAACCAGGCAATTACTGATCAGGGACTTTTGCAGTTCACAGCAAATCAAACCCAGTATTACTCGTCGGAGATAATGATCTATCAGGGATATTTCCGTCAGATGAGAGCAATTCTTCAAACCCTACATGATTCAATTGACAATGTTATGGATGTCGAGAAGAACCTAAATTGGCAACCTACGCCTGATCCTAAACTTGGACCAGAAGCTGGAGGAACGCTAAATTCAGTCAGCAACGATGGTCAGCGTAATGCCAACTATCAAACACGATACCCTAACTATGAGTTGGATATTCTCGATGCTCAAGCGCGTAATTATATTGACCAGGCTCAATTTGATCTTGGACTATCGGGAACTACTGATCCTGGAGATTTTGCCTTCTCAAACCTTGATGACACGGTATTTGACGCTCGAAAATCTGCGACAAAGTCCTATCAGGACTTGCTTGACAAGCTCAACAATATCCGCAATCGAATTGGCAATGATGCGATTACTTCTCTAAAGAATATAGAGATCATAATGGGTGAATTCGGAGGAATTGGGCTTCTTGATATCCTTTCAATCCAAGCAACTCTATGGGTTATGCCTATCTCATCACTGCTCGGACTCATTGATCAGCGGGCTTTTGCTCGCCTTCAGAAGCGCACAGATCTCAATTCCACTTCTCTGACTCAGAATTCTATAGCGCAGTCAATGGCTGACCTCGACTCTGGCGTTAGTATCAATCTCAAACTCATTCAACAGTATTTTGACGACCTGAAAGCCGGAGATTTCTCGCTAACTAACCAGAACAATTGATTGGCTATAATTCAGCATTTAAGTAGGTGATACATTGTCTTTTGACCTACAAATACTGAATGGCGACCTGGTTTTAGATAACGGAGACTTGTCAGTTATCCGTAATAACGACAAGCTTATTCAGGATCTGCTCAAAATTGCCCAAACAACGCTTGGATCTAACCCACTTCAACCCTGGTATGGTTCAATGATATCCAGGACACTAATAGGTTCAGTTTTATCGACAGATATCACGATTTCATCGGCACAAAGTCAGCTACAGACAGCAGTTGAAACACTCAAAAGCTTGCAATCCATTCAAATTCAGCAAGGGCAGAAGGTTTCTCCGGGAGAACAAATCGCGGCAATATCGAAAATCAGTATCACAAGAAACACGGTAGACCCAAGAATATTCTCAGTCGTCATTCGAGTATTAGACAAGTCATTCGGCGGAGTAGCCGCCACTTTCAATGCAAGCACAGTTTAGAAGTCATTCACGCATTTATTCATAGGAAGCTAAATGGTCACGATTCGCACTACTAATGATCTTGTATTATCGCTCTTGGACTATTTCAAGGCGTCAATGCCAGATGCTACTATGAATCCTGGCTCAGTCATTAGAGACTTGTTCGTTGACGCCCCATCAAGCATTATCGCTCTTCTTTATGATGAGCTTTCCAAGATCTCTAACTTGCAGTCTCTTCGAATTGTTTCCGGCAATGACCTCGACCGACTTGCTCAAAACTATGGAGTCACTCGCAAAGTAGCTCAACAAGCCACAGGCACTGCTCTCTATACATTCGCTTCTCTTCCAGCTACCGTTAGTATCAATGCAGGCGACATTCTCACGGCAACTAATGGGATTACTTTTACCGTGGTCAATGGTGTTAGTGTCAATCCATCGATGGCTAACTCTTACAAGTCAATAGCCGTTCAATATCAGAACAACCTGAACTTCCTCAATATCACAGATCCATATGCGGTTGAAGTATCAGCTCAAGCATCAGTGGCTGGCGTAAATGGCAACATCTCTAACTACTCAATCACTTCTACCTCTACCGTTGGTGTATCGAATGTGACCAATGTGTTCCCATTCACTGGCGGAAGCAATCAGGAAGATGACGCTACATTCCGTAATCGTGTTCTCGCGATATTTAGCGGGTCGAACATCGGCACGGCTCTTGGTTATCAGAACATTGCTCTTTCAGACAATCAGGTAGAGGATGCGGCAGTAATTGGTCCGGGCAATCCATTGATGACTCGAGATGGAACAGTTGTGCAAGAGAACTCAAACGGCTCATACACAATTCTATCGGAGGGAACAGGCGGAAAGGTAGATGTTGTTATTCTTGGTGAAAGAGAATTACAGTATACCGATACGTTCATCTATCAGGACAAGAGTAATCAGAATGACCCCACGAATGCGGCAAACAATTTTGTGCTTGGGCAAATCTCAGCTGATGCAGGACTAACGATTACCCAGAGACGCATCAAAGATATTGCCAATGGAACCCTTCCGGCTCAGCCAGTAGATAGCATTCTATCCGTGACAGGGTCGAAGAGCGGCGCAAATTTCCTACCCAAGTCGGTGAATTCTCTCGGTGTTGTGAGTGGAAATTACGAGTTGATCAAAGACACTGGACCCTATGGTGGTAGTCCATGGGGATCAGATACATTCGCTTGGATCAGCAATCAGATTGTATTCAATGAGAATCTGGTCAAATCTCAGTTCAACGGACAAGACGCAACTACATTCTCGAATATCATTGAGCTTCCAAATGCAACTCAAAATATCTCAATCACCAATGAGAATAGCCAGATTTCTACGACCGACCAATCGATCATTCAGCTTCTTCATACACCAGCTACGAATGTGACTCGCGTGTTCAATGTCAACACTGGGGAACGATACACGGTCATCAATCAAAATCTCAATGGCACAGGATCTATCAACACAACGGGTCAAATTCAAATCAGCGGTAATACTCTTCCTTCCCCAAGCAACATTCTTCAGGTTGATTATACTTGGCTTATCAGCTATGACCCATTCTCTGATTACGACGGAAAAATCCTCGACAATAATCCTCGACCAAGCGACGACAGCGTAGACTGGGGAATTTCAAACGCCATTAGGACTGAACGAATTCTATTTAGCCAGAACTCGACAAACACACTCTTTGTTGGCTCATCAAAGCATGTGATATCATCGGTAATTGAGGCTAACATATTCAGCACTACAAATGGAGTCGTTAGCACAAGCGAAGTCGTCAATTTCGTTGGTAGGACTGCCATTACGCTCTCGGCACTCGACAGCCCAATCAACAGCATAGAGAGCGTCAAACTTATCAATACCAATGAAGAACTTTACTTTACGGCTGAGGATGATGGAGACATTCTCAATACTACAATTGTGGTAGGAGAATCGCTGAAGTATAATGTGACACTCATTCTTCCCACGGATTCTCCAGCAATGGTAGGAAACGAAGTCAATATCATCTACAATCAGTCAGATGCTTTCAATGTAGTTGGATCAAGCGGAAGCGTTGTGGCAAACCAGATTACAATCCCGTCCGTAAATATTACTCCAGCACCATCGCAGATTTATCTCGATGTCACATATATAGCAGCCGTTCAAAACATTCTCACCGCAGGCATAACAAATTTCCCACTAAGTCGTTCCGGTAATACTTTCAATGCCAACAGTAGCATTGGATCAATCAACGCTATTACATCGAATACCATTAGGCGTGAGACCCAAACAATTCAGGAGAATACTTCCGACCAGCTATATATCTCTTTGAGTATATCCTCATCAAGTCTCACAATGACTGCTTCTCAAGTCATATCAGTTATTGACCTACGAACATATGCGGAGATTTGGAACTCATCAAACCAAGGAACGCTGACCACAAATGTAAGTGGAAACTACGAGCTAATTTTCTCGGGCTACAATGCTCCTGCCGTAGGAGATAATGTTCTTGTGCTATATTTCGCGGATGATTTGATCAACACTCAGCCTTTCACTTTCAACAATCGTGTCTTTAGCAGGTCATTTCAAACTCTCGAGTTCAACTATTCAACCAACGAATTCTACATACCTATTCAGACACTTACTGCCGAATCAGGCTTGTCGTTCTCGGTTATCGATACCACCACGGGACTTTCTGACGGTTATGCTTCTGATGGGTATTTATCAGGATTGAGTTCAAATAGGCTCTCCGGCACATTCACCAGCAATAATTTCAGTTTCGCTCTTGTAGATAATATCCTGGGCAAGAATATCTCAATCACCTCATCTCACAATCCTAATAACATCGGCACATTCAGTATTCTTGGATACAACTCATCGAACAATACACTCACCATTGGAACCGTTGTTTCAAATCTAAACCAGGATCAGATAGCAGTCATTAGAATTGAGAGTAATGATGATCTTTGGAGTTCTACAATTGACTCAATAGATCCCGTCAACAACATTCTCTCGCTACCAAGTTCAATCGACGCAATTCAGGGTGATAAGGTCGTCGTTCTATGTTTTACGAACAAGAATCTTCACCAGTCTCCCACACGAGTAGCGCTGACGACAACTGACCAAATCAATAACACAGGCGTTGTTACTCTTCTTGGAACGACCGTAACAAAAGTCGCCAATGTAGTATTCACAGCTATAACCAATGGTCTCACCCAGAATGTTCTACCAGCTATACTAACTTTCCTAAATTCAACCGCCACTTCTATTCCATCAAATAACTACCTAATTCGAGTAGTCCAGGTGCAAAATGTATCAGTCACAACGGGCAACCAAATCACTTCCGTATTGACTAATTACGATGTAGGGGGAACGCAGATCAACAATAACCTCTTCTACACCAATGAGATGCTCTACAACGAGAGTCTATCTGCTTTTGAGTTTACACTACCATCTACTACTAACAATCTTACCAATGCTCCAGTTATAGGTGATACACTCAATATCACATTCTACTACGCAACTGACAATAATTCAGAGAGTCTATACTTCACCAAGAACGGAACACTCTATACGAACAACAAGTTTGCAACCATTGAGCAAGTCTACATCTCAAGCGGATTCAATGCTTCTTCCTCCGTTCGATTTACACTTGCGTATTTTACACAACCTGCAACCGGCTCCAGATACATTTCCTACTACAACTATTTAGCTCCTCAAGAGAATGAGCGTATTGTAATTCAATCTAACTACAATGCACTTGTATCAGATGTTACCTTTGATATCGAAGCCGCTCGACCAATTACAGCTGATGTCTTGGTCAAAGAAAGCAAGGAGCTACTAATTGATGCAACCGTTAGCGTAATAATCTCTACCACGACTTCTATTGCAACTACAACCATCATTCAGAATGTCCAAAGTGCAGTCACGGCGGCCATCAACTCAAATGTTCTCGGAGGAACAATCAGCTTTTCAGATCTCGTGACAGCTGCTCAGACGGTATCTGGGGTTGCTAACGCTACTCTCACGGCTTTCAATATTGATGGTGCAAACGGGATGGCACTAACCATTACTGCTCAGCAAAATCAGAGCTTTGTTGCTAACACAATCATTGTAAATCAGGGAACAGACTAATCGTGGCTAATCTTCGAATACTACAAGTTACAGTCGTAGATGCCACGAATATTACGGCTACATTTACGGCGACTCTTACCGAAGAGATTGTTCCGGCAAACATAACCATTAGTCCACAAACGCCTGGCGTTCCAATCCCAGAGGTTCTCACGGTTAGTGTATCCGGCACAACACTAAATATTACCACTCAGCCACTCACGCCCCTGGCTGACTACTTTATTACCTTCCAATCTATAACCGGCAGTCCTTTTCAGTCGCTAAATGGCACGGCTTTCATTCTCAATGATGGGGTGACTAACAGGGTTCTAATTACTGGACCGGTTGGAACAGACAACCCAATAAAAACCTATCTAAACAACTTCCTACAGAATAATCTCTACAACCTCGAAGCTCCGAGCAATGTGGCTAACTATATCGATGCGCTATCTACAGTGCTTGCTCAAGGGCTATATGACATTCGACAAGTCAAAAACGAGAACTATCTATCCTACACAATTGTAGATGAACAACATCAGCGAGGCAGCGGGGCTTTCGATCGCCTCAATGAGGAGGCGGCCTATGAGATTACAAGAGTCGGAACAACACCAACTGGAACTACTTCCACAAGCCTCACTAATATTCCATCATTCCCTACCTATCCAATTTCACTGCTTGCCGCGCCGTTTAGTGAGAACCTTCTTCCGTCATCCAAAGACGCCACCGGAGTTTTCAATGTCGAAACCCTCACACTCGATCTAAGCAATCAGAATGTTATCATACTCAATGGAGTAGTCTTCGTCTACAATGGTTCATCATACACTTACGATATTGATGGATATGGGTATCAGATACTAACATCAGAGTATGATCCTGATTACGCCTCTACATATCTTTCGATGGCAAGCAACCAGATTATCCTGAGTAGCTCAATTCTATCAGATCCAAATTTCTCGATAGAGGGCATTATGTATGTCGAGGTGTCCTATCAATATAAAGATACCGGAAGAAATATTGACCCTACAACATTATCAATCGACACAGTCCTTCAATCATCACGCGAAGTAATCCCACCTCTTGAGACCGTTTTCAATCTTGCCCACGCTCCGATTGTATCCGTTTCTGATCAGTCAGGATCAGTAGGAGATGTGGTATTTATAGATCCTAATGCATATCCAGGATCAAATACCCCTCATCCAGCTTTCATCAATGAGCTTCCATTTACTCTAAACTATCTTCCATCTATTCCAGGACAATACTCGGTAGATTACGCAAGTGGAACCGTATATGTCTACGGAGCATCTACAAATGACGGAACGGGGGCTTACCCTCCGCTTGCCACCTATTCCTATCGATATGTATTTTCTCCACTAATCGACTATACCTATGAGACCGATACGCAAGATATAGCTTACTTGCCAAATGGCAGCCTCGCGGAAGCTGACGCCAATGTCTCATATTCATATGAAGCCGTTTTAGCACAAGGTGTAGACTACCAAGTATCGTCGCATGTCGAGGTATTGGAGGAATTCATTAACAACAATCTCGTGGCATTGAACGCAATTCAGCCCCAGAACTTCCCTATTACTGATGTATTCAGAATCTATAATCAAACCACAGGAGAAATCTATGGAGTTTCAAGATGGAATGATACCACCATCTACTTCACATATGTCAATGCTCCCAATATTCAGACTCAAACTTATGAGAGGGCGAATTTTCTCGATGTCCTCAATGAGGTTATGTTTGTCAACACCACCTCAATAGTTTCGGGATCAACAGTTATATTCACTATCGATCTCAATAATAACAATCTCATCGGATCATCTCAAGACTGCATAGGTTCATCTATAAACACAAGCGTATCTTTTTCAGACCCATATGTTTTTGTTCAGGAAATCTACTTCGACAATAACCTATCTCTATCTGATAATCAATCACGACTAATAAATGTGGGGGACTATCAAGTAGACTATACTAATGGCGTTGTTTATCTGCTCACTTCCTCAACCCAGAGTATAGCAATAGGAACCATATCATACAAAATTGGTTATATTGTTCCGCAGTTCGATAATATCATCACGGTTCAAGATATCTACTATCAGTTTTCTTCGCTAACTCAAAAGCTCAAAACCTTCCCATATACATCGTTTACTTACAACTCAATTCTTCCGAGTGCATTCGATTTGGCTAACGAAGAGCTTCTAAATGATAACGCGGACTACCCATATCAAATACTCAACAATCAGGTAGGAACATTTGGAGAATTGGATAACTTTACAGCCGGAGTGAGCGACCCGGTCAAATATGTTCGTGGTTTATACGAGTATCAGGATCTTCTCAATAATACTCAGCCAGTGAATTTTGCCTCCGCTTGTTCAGTAAATGGGTCAATAATTACGGTCAATCCATTAGTTTTTAGCGAATATCACACGGTAGCGCACGGCAATGATGGATACTATATCACGGCTAACTCAAATCTATTATACCAATCTACCAATATTACACTCACCGTATCTATTGTGCGTTTGTCAGATGGAGCTCAATTATGGAGCAATTCTCATCAAGGGACAGTAATACTTGGTTCACCAGTGCAGTTTGTGCTTGATGGATACGCTTCTCCCCATCTTGGGGATGCCGTATCGGTCATTTATACATACACCATCAACAACATATCGCGAATTGTTGTAGACTATGATAAAGGCGGATACTACATCGACTATACATATCTTGCCGATGAGATTGTGATTAGCTACGAGTATGGTGATAACGCGCTTGATTTCCGCCAATCATCCGCATTGTATACCGGAGAAACCTACTATGTATCATACAAGGTAGGAGCGCTTCGAGATGCTTTGCTGAAAAACTTTGGCACTCTTATCAATATTCCAATACTGAATAACCTTGATCTAACGCTTCCTCGGGAAAACTATCGTGATGCGCTAATGGCGGCAATGCAATCATTCCCAATTGGGCCCTCCCTGACGTCAATGCGTAATATCGTTCAGACTATCGTGCACACTCCTCCTGATATCATTGAATCAGCGTTTCAGAACTGGACAATTGGATACTCTCTGCTCAATCCTGAGCCAATAAAAACAACGGGAACATTCAATCTTGTGCCAGCGAAATATGGCAACGGAGTTGTTGTAGATACACGAGGTCAGAAGATATCCTTTCCTATGTCATCGAACCTTCGTCTCGAACAAGGAACGCTCGAATTCTGGGTAAATCCACAATGGAATGGCATCGACAACCAATCAGATATAACTTTCACAGTTATGAAAGATGGGTATCTTGTCCCGCCTCAGAGTATTTTTATTGGTCCAGCCGGATATCATCCATACTATGGTTATGGAGCAAATACCTTCACTCTCAATACACAAAACCTCGCATCCGTTCAGGGTCAACCAAATGAAAGTCGTGATGGGGTATTTATCTACTACTCCGCAGACCAGAGTGGCACATTCAATCGATGGTTCATAGACATAAAAGATGGATACTGGGATGGTTATTCAGATGGCTACACTACCAAGAACTATACCATTAATGTGCAAACTTCTGGGCAATTCTACGATACCAACACGCGCTCGCTATCAGCTCCATCAAACTCGTCTTCAACAATAACATCGAGCACTAATTCACTTGTATTTTCGGCATCTGGACAAGCCGTGGCACAAGGTATTACTTTTGTAGCTGACAACTACCACTATCTCGTAGATGCTGGCAAGTTCACCAAGAATAGGTTCTCAATCTACAAGGATGAAAGCGGATACCTGAATTTTAGAGTCATAGACTCATTTGGAAATGCAAGCTCGGTGAGCGCAGATATTTCTTCGTGGGTAGCGGGTGAACTACATCAAGTAGCCACTGCCTGGAAGATAAATAATGCAAGTCGTAGAGATGAGCTACATCTATTTATTGATGGGTTTGAGGTTCCAAACATAATCAAGTATGGCGGAAGCGCAACCCCATACTTGTCTGAACTATACAGAACGGTAGATCCTGAAGAGATTGTTGGAATGGTTCACAAAAGCATTGTTGGATCAAATGATCTCACTACAACAGCTGGCTCGAATATAGTCTCATCGTTTCTGAATTTTAGTGCCTACTCAATATCACCTGGTGATACGATATTCATTGATTCCGTAGGGTTCTCTCCATTAGGATACACAATTGTGGCAATCAACGGGCAATCTCTTGTCCTCAATCAAAATCTTGCCATAACAATGACCGGTGGCGTCTTCTCAATCAACCAGACATCATTTGATGTGCATACAGATATTGCTCTCTATCCAAATGTAGCTATTTCGCTAATTCATAGTCTTTTTAGTGCAACAGACCTTGTTCTCGTCGAAAATAGTGATGTTGTATCGTCTTCATCATCCAACTTCATTTCTGATGGCATTACTCCTGGAATGCTCATTCAGATCGATTTGTCAGACATTGAAATGTCCGACCCGCTCGACAATCCTAATGGTTATGGATTATTCATTGTAGTGCAGGTTATGAGTGCTACAGAGTTGGTTATAAACCAAGCTTCACCAATCTCTGCCAGTAATGTGTCCTTCATTATGTATGCAAATAGTCCCGAGGAGATACCTGGGGTTAATGCCACAAAACCTTCATACTCAATTAGTCAAGACGGATATTGCAACAACATATTGACCCTCACAAATGGTGCATCGCCGAATGATATTGTGCTGATCAATACACTTGGTCTCAATAATCGTGGAGTGAATCAGTCATTCTATGTCTGGGGCAGTTCAAATAATCTACTGATGACAAATCTACCCTCTCCCGCATCGTTATGCGATGCCGAGATTACGCATTATTGTCTATCAGCCACCGAGCTCATTTACAACCCAGCCAATGGTAATCTTGTATACGATGGGTATGGAAATAATGGATATCCAATGGATGGATATACCATTGACCAGCCATCACTATCAGATAATGGTAGAACCCTATCGGTATACATTGGTGGAACAAATATAAACTACGCAAATACCGTATCCTGCACGATCAATGGTATATCAGGCGGAATTAGTGTATCCACAACGCTCTATTTCACAACTAACGAATCGCTGAATACGGCAATCAAGTTCTCCCATATATCATCAGTTAGTGTTTGTTGCACTCCCATAAATCCATCAATGACGAATCTTGGATACTTCTATATTGCGGAAGCATACCCAATCACTACAGCCGAGAATAGCATTACGGTTCCTGCAATTAGATACTCATATCAGATACTATCAGGCTCTACTCTTTCAGGAATTGCTGGTAGCAACACGGTTAGTGATCCCAAAGCTTTCTTCTCGCATGCGAGCATCGGAGACTATATCGTCATTACATCACCATCTAATGTGTCAGGACAGTATCAAATCGAAAGCATTGGAACCAATAATAACGAGCTAATTCTAACCTCTAACCTATCTCACTCATTTACCGATGGATATTACCAGATCCTCGATACTACCGATTATCGCAGC